TGATAAGGTGCGGTCTGGCCCATGCCGATTGGTGATTGTCCACTGGAAAGATTCGCTTCTCTCTGCAGAAACTGCATCATATCCATCAGGCCATGAGTCACATCCGGAATCACGATTGGCTTGAAGGCACTGCCGACATCCGAACCCGGAGCAAACTGAAAGATCTTGCCCGGATAAAGATCCGTTGGATCTTCATTCGCCGCTAACTGGCTTGCATCCATACCGGCCATCGGTAAAGAGCTAATCTGTTTGCCTTCGACATACATCGCCATGCTAAAATTTAGCAGGGACTGTACATCCCGAATGCTCCAGAACACTCCGTCACCCCAGATACTGTGTGGTACCCGTTGCCAGTAACCAAAGTGATACGGCAACATACCGTCATACGGGCTGAGCGTGGCCTTGACTGTTCTGTCACCCAGAACATAGATGCAGACGGGCAAGACACTCAGGTTATTCAACTCGGATGTGTCGATGTAGCCTTCCAGATCGTCTTGGTCTAATACCCCCCAAAATTCAAGTAACTCGTACTCTTTCTCTTCTTCAGTGTAGCTTTCCTGATGCGGATTTAGCGGCTGCGCTATTTCATTGCCCTTGGAATAGACTCGACGTTCCAGCACATCAGAAACGGCTTCCAGATCAAAACCACGTTGTTCCGTCAACATCTGACGAACTTGCACGGAAGACAGCTGCTTGCGCTCGATAATATAGCTAACGTCTTCTAGGCTTTCGGCTTCCGGAGAAGGATAAAGATTAAAAATACTGACAAATTTACTGGCCGGAAGTAGTTCCTGCTCAATGGCTGACTCGATCCTCTGTAGTCGATTGGCATAGCGACCACGATAAACCGGATAATTACGATGAATGAGCACCGGACTTTTCATGACTCCGGTACCGTGCAGTATCAATTCGTGTATACATTTCGAGATTTCATTGGTGAAATCCGTGCGATCCAGTACATCTCGAATGCGATTTTCAATGTTTTTCGCACGATCTCGTAGAATCGTGTCAATCGGCAGTTCCTTACGCAGTTCATCCAGATAAAGACGCCGTTCACGGTCTGACATTTCAGCCATGCCATCAGCAAACTGATGAATATCTGACGGAACGAAACGGGGATACCGCGTCGGTTGAATGACAAACGGGATTTCTCCGTTCTGAAACATCAACGCATTGATCTTAATATGTGCACTGGCGACTTCACGACGTGTGATCGCCATGAAAGGTGGTCGATCACTGGTTCGCGTATAGGTCGGAGCATCCGGAAAAATACCGTTATAGGCGTCTTCTCCGGGTAACCAACGATCGGATTCAATCGCTTGCCGGTATTCCCGTGCACGGTCAAACTTCTCACGAACTAATTGTGCAAGAGAGTCTTGCCCAATACCGGGATAACTTGGTTGGGCTTGCTCAATCATCTAAATCCTCGTCATCGTCTTCAACGTATTCGTCTTCGTACTCGTCAATCAGTTCTTCAATGTCATCCAACAGATTGCTGTGCATTTCGACGGCTGCAAAAGACTCATATTCTTGCTCTCGCGATCTCTCCACGAAAACCCGAACATCATCCAAGATCGAATGAAGCTCTTCAATTGCCATAGTTGGAACTCTCATTGGGGGTGTCAGTGAGATTTCTTTAAGCAGAAATTGCGGAATCACCGTGGTGTAACATGAGCAAAAAGGTTACGTTTTTGCGGTTCAGGCTTTGGTGCGTCAAAAGCCGTATTCCTATAGATCGACGGGCTTTTTAAGCACCCCCAAGCGGCTAGTGCGAGTGACATTACACAGTCATCATGACTGCCGGAATTTGCTGCTTCCTTGCCATTGGGTAACACTACGAACGTCATCAACTCATCCAGAATCTTCGGTGATCGCACCAGCAGATCCTCGTTTCGCAGCAACTCTCTCAGTACATCAACCAACTGCGGTCGGCTGCGAATCGTTGTCAGAAACCCTACACGCTTGGTCCGTCGCATACCCCGTTCATCGAGCTTAATCTCATGATAGAGCTTAGCGTAGTGATGTTTATCCAACAGGGAACGCAGTGTAACCAGTCCATGATTGTTACGTTCAACAATCAACAGGGCTTCATTATAATACTGAGCAAGGGTCGTTAGCTTCCACGCTAACAGGTCCGGGTCCGTTTTCGTGCGCAGTAGCGCGACTTGTTCGTAGGATAGAGCATCCAAAACCGTGGCGACCGACCAGTCCGTATCACGATCGTTGACTTCAATTCCTTCGGAAACGTCTACTCCGATACGATATTCACCGTTGGCAGTCGGTTCCCGAAATATCTCTAGCTCACCAAACTCCTGCGGTTCAATCAGGTATCGCAGGGCACTCGAAGTATCATTGGCAAAGCGGTTGACGGGAAGATCGAAACGCGTTGGCTTCGGTGCATAGTCAATTCGTTGTCGCATGCGCTCCAGCAGGTTGCGCTCGAAAACCATGCGACCGGATGCTAAGAATGCTTCTCGCGCAGTTGTCGGGTAGTCCTGATGAAAATCTTCCAGTCTGCCTTGGCAGTTGATGTCAATCGCTTGCCTTCGCCAATGCAGATTCTCAAGGGTTACTCCGAACGCTAAGTTTCCCTGTTCACCGATTTCGTAGGTTACGGTTTCATCGAGTAAGCGTAGTTCCTCTTCGCCACCGTAGCGTGGATCTTTGCCAATGGACTCG